TGCTGCTTGTATTTTTTGAAATTCTTGTAATAAATATTGGGGTAAATCTTCAGGATTATCTGGTACTGGATTAGGCGTATATTTAGGTGCTTGTGACATTTAGCGTTCTCCTATTACCTCATATTCTATATCATATCCGTTTAATTCAAAAGTTGTAGCTGTAGTGTTTTGAAACTTAATAGCTATGTATTTACCTGTGGCTCTAGCATCTACTTTGTTTTGTGTATCAGGGTCTATAGTTTGCTGTGTTTTGTAAGTGTATGTACCATCAGGGGTCATAGAACTTCCTACAAATACTTCAGCAGAACCTGTGCTAGAAAACCTTGGAGTAATCTTTCTTACTTGTTTTACAGTATTGGTATTGCCATCAAGGGTTAACCCTTTTCTTTCCAAGATCATAGTAAAATTATTCCCTGCAAAATCAAATCCATTGTCTGCTCTGTATAGTTTAGTATCTCCTGTACTAGACATTAGTATGCTAGTTTCTGTTGGGTTAAAGTTTCTTTGACCCCAGTTCTCAGTAGTGCTGTAGGCTATCCAACTTTGTGATTGACCTGACCATAAGACTGCTGATGAGCCTGGATTTACTATACCTGTTGCTATATGTAGAATATCAGGCAGTTCTCTAAAACTAAAAGCATTAGCTTCATAGTTCCATATTAAGGCTTTATTACAAAAAGTTGAACCTACTGTTGGGTAAGATACCCATATTTCATTCTTTTGTTTGTTATGAGTTACAAATATGTTTGCATAATTAGTGCTGTCTATTTCTTCAAATAATGTTCTTTTAACGATTGTACTTGCAACTGACTGTTTAGATACACCATTATGGACAATTAAATCACCATTAGTTACTACAAAATGTTTACCATTAAATTCTGCTACACAGTTTCTTGACAAAACTCCTGAGTCATCAAATAACTTTTTAATGTCAAATACTAGATTACCACCAGTAAAGGTCATAATGTATGTAGTGTTTTCCTTATATATTATAAAAGATTGTTTAAGTGGAAACCCATCTACAATAAATTCACCTGCATCACCTACTGTTGCTGAACCTGCATCGTTTGTACTAGATGCTGTCCAAGAACTAGGTAGCGTAAGGTTTTCTGCTGCATCTCCCCATCTAACCTTATTAGGTAGATTTGTAGAAGATTCAGTCATGTTTAAAGCTATTAAATAATTACCAAAAGGTCTTATTACTTTGCAAGTTGTACTCGCTGGCCAGTTGGTTAAATCCGTAAATGCACCAGCACCTGTTGTTGCCAAGCATTGTGGATCATCTACTCCGTTGTTTAAAATAGCTAATCCATTAAATATAGAACCAGTCCAGTTGCCTGAAGCTGTCAAGTTGGTAGAGTAATCTCCACCTGATGCTCTTGTAAAATTAGTATGACTAGAGCCATCGTATCTGTAGATTTTAGCTGAACCAGCATAGAACCAATAGTTATTAGCTCCTGTTGACCAATTTAGGGCAAAATAAGGGGCTACAGTCGGTGTTCCAAAGACTTGGTCTTGACCTAATACTTTTTTAGCTGCGTTATCTTCAAACCTAGCATTTTGTGTATGTGAAAAAAATTCATTAGGTAATGCAGTATCATTTGTATCTTTAATCATTCCTTTCGGATTTAATATTTGGAGGGTTGGCATTATGCAGTTCTTCTCCACATATATGCAACAATGTAAGGTTGTACGTTATTATGTGCTGCTCCACCACCTGTTGAAGTTGTATTTAATGTGCTTGTGCCACTTGTGTTTCCTTCTGATAAATTTCCATTATCAGTATCACTTGTACTCATTGTTACACTGTGGTTATGAGATGGTAATTCAGAAATACTTAGTGTATGTGTTTTAGCACCACCAGTTTCTTGTACTGTATCAAAATCACTATCTGCTGCGTTTAAACCTACTATAACTCTACCAGCTCCAAAAGCTGCCCAAGTACCAAAACCTAATAATGTTCCAGGATTGGTTGCTACTGCTGCGTTAATATAAATACTTCCTACAGGATATACAGCTTGTAAAGTGGTTGCTGTGTTAGAGCCTATAGTTATAGTTCCTGTGCAAGTTAAATTTCTTACACCTGTAATATCTATATTAGCATCTGCTGTTACTGCTTTTGATGCTTGTGCTGTACCTAGTGTTGTAACATCTACATAGTTTAATTCTGTTGTATTAGCTGTAACGCCATCTAATAAATTTAATTCTGTGTGTGTAGAAGAAACTGCTCCACTAACACTAGGAAAAGTTGCTTTTACTGTTGATTTTATCAGTCTTAAATGGTCATCACCTTCGTTAACTGGGTCACCAGCTACTGGGTTTGAACTATTTAAGTCCGATATATATGTTCCTGTTTCTAATCCCATTTAATTTCTCCTAGCCTTTGGGGTTGTTGTCTTTAACTGATTTGATATGTGTATACCATGATCCTGTTTTAGCAGTATCTCCTAATTTACCAGCATCAATATCTTTATATAACATATCAAGTTGGTTTACTATTGAGTCATAAAAGTTACTACCAGTATCTCCTGTTCTTCCTAAAAGCCAAGCGTTATCTACATACCATTGTTGAGTTGCTTGTCTATCTGATAATTCTTGAGCAGTTTCATCTCTTTCTGTTATTGTTGTTCCATTATCTATTAATGCTTTACCTGCCATAATTAAGCCCTCACTACTCCATAAATACTTAAATTAATTTTATAAGCACCATCTCCACCTGTAAATAAAAATTTAAAACCATTGCAAGTGTTTGCTGCTGTTCCATTATGATATCCATGTCCTTGTGCAATTCTTGATGAACCATTTGAACCCTCTCCACCTATTTGATAAACAAAAGATGGACTTGTATCTCCTTTAGAATCACTTGTATCAGATGCCCAGCGACCACCTTGTGGGTTGTTAAACATCATAAAACCATTCATTGGGTCAACTGTTCCACCATTTTGTTGTTCAACAAGTGTAAACCTATCTGCTGCATCTGAGGTAATTCTTTTTTCTGATAAGTTGTGAGTAAGTCCTAATGTGCTTTGTCTATAATCTGAACTTGTAATTTCAGAGCCACCATCTAAAAATCTCATTTGTATGTCACCAGCACCATGCTGTGTTATCCCATGAATAAAAACATAATAATTATCATAGCTTGAATTAAATCCAGTAAAAGAATAACTTGTTGTATTTCCTGAAGCATTATATTCATTTACTGCTGATATTAATGCTAGTCCACCACCACCACCACCAGCTTCTGCCCATTTAACACCTGTAGCTTCTGATGAATCTGCTGTCAAAACATAATCGTTTGTACCTACAGCTAATGCTTGTGGATTACCACTGCCATCACCAATTAAAATCTTTCCTTTGGTAGATAAATCAACTGCTGTAAGAGCAGATGTTCCATTACCAATAATAACTCCATTAGCTGTTAAGCTAGTTGCCCCAGTACCACCACTTCCAACAACAAGTGTTGCTGATAGTCCTGCTGCTGTTCCACTAGTATTTCGTGAACCTGCTGCATTTACACCTGGTAAATCTATATTTGCAGAGCCATTAAATGAAACTCCACCTATGTTTCTAGCAGTTGTAAGAGTTGCTGCTGAAGTAGCTGTTGCAGAATTTCCAGTACATGAGCCTGAAGAACCTGAAGTGTTGCCTGTAACATCTCCTGTAATATCTCCAGCAAATCCTGTTGCAGTTAAAATGCCACTACTTGAATTAAATGCTAAATTAGAACCTGACTTAGGTGCTAAATCTCCTGTAGCAGCAGTTGTAAATAAAGGAAAACAAGTAGTATCACTACTTTCATCTGCTACTGTAACATTTGTAGATGTAGTAGCTGTAGCACTATTCCCAGTACAACTTCCTGCACTTCCACTAGCATTTCCTGTTACGTTTCCTGTTATATCACCTGCAAAGCCAGTAGCTGTTAAAATTCCTGAACTAGAATTGAAAGCAAGATTACTTCCTGATTTAGGTGGAAGGTCGCCTGTCGCTGCTGTAACAAATAATGGAAAACATGTAGTATCGGTAGATTCATCTGCAACTGTTACGTTTGTAGAAAGAGTTGCTGTAGCTGAATTACCACTACAAGAAGCTGAACTTCCTGATGTATTCTGATTACCTGTTGCGTTAACGCCTGGTAAATCAATGTTCGCTGAACCATTAAAACTTACGCCACCAATGTTTCTTGCTGTTTCTAATACTGTTGCTGTTGCTGCATTTCCTGTAGTCGAACCTGATGTACCTGAAGTATTACCTGTTACATTACCTGTAATGTTTCCTGCAAAAGTTCCTGATAATACATCTGTGTTTGAATTAAAAGTTAATCCACTAGCTGTTTTTGGCCCTAGATCACCAGTTGCTGCTGTTGCAAATAGAGGGAAACAAGTAGTATCTGTTGATTCATCAGCTACTGTAATTGCAGTAGGCACATAACTTGAAGATGCTTTAGAATCTAATTGTGTCTGTATTGCTGATGATACGCCATCTAAATAACCTGCTTCTGTAGAAGTTACTGCTGATACACTAACATCGCCACTACCATCTGATACTAACAGTCTTGATGCCGTTAGATTTTCCATTTTAGAAAAAGCTAAAGCTGCTGAAGCATTAACATCAGC